GTTCTGTGCCCACACGATTACGCCAGTTCTGCAAGGCCCGTTTGCTTTCCTCGCTTTTTGTAGCATCCAGTATTGTGGTTACACTAGGCAACTTGTTGCCATCAGGAGTGGCATACAGTCTACGGCCGTTGACATTTTCCCGGGGAATGGGCTTGTAATCAAATTTAGGATTGTACAATGTTAAACTCTAAAACTTTCTCCGCAACCGCAGCGGTCACGTTCATTGGGGTTGGTGAATTCAAAGCCTTCATTGAGGCCCTGGCGTACATAGTCTACTTGTGTGCCACGCAGGTATACATCATGTTTTTTATCAATTAGCACGCAAAAATTATTTTGAGCATAATTTATAGTGGCAGCATCGGGCTCATATTGTTTCACGTATTCTAACACATAAGCAAGTCCAGAGCAACCGGTGGTCTTTACCCCCAGCCGTATTCCAGCATAGCCTTTGGTTGTGACTAATTTTTGTATTTTGTTTTGAGCTTGATCAGTTATGGTTATCATATTTTAATGAAATTCTAAACACAGCATTTTTGCCCAGTTAAAAAAGTCAGGACAATTTTTAGATATTTCTTGTATTGGTGCCACTGATTTGGAAACATAATGTAACCGATTTGGGCTCTGTGAGTTGCTTTTGCATAATTTTACAATATGCTGCAAAAATGCTTGTCCATGACACTCAAAAAGGTGGTGTGCATATGTGTGTGAATCGGCAGCAATTGATGCTGTTGGTTCTCCCAAAAAAGATATCGTGTAATAAAAATTGTTGTCAACAGTCCAGTTGTGATAAAGATTATCTCGTAACAGACGATAACTTTCACTTTTCAATAAACTGTCAACAATTAATTCCAGTGCTTGGCGCTCTAAGTTTAAATGTAAATTTATTATAGCTACCACATGCATGAAAGCACTGGTTACCTGCATTTCAACCAAATCAAGTTGACTGAAACTGATACATTTTTTTGGCATCACTGACAAATAGGTACGACCTCCCCAATCTGTTCTGACACTTTCTATGTACTCAAATTGAAATTTATCTTGATAGTTGGGGTCATACAACGCAGGACTCGATGCCAGCGGCTCATTTAAAAAAACTATAGGTAATATATTTTCTTGCATCAACTGAAACAAAGTATGTTTCCAGGTTTCTGGTGTTTGGCCAGGTAACCCATAAATTAATTGTGCTTTGATAACCAGATGTGGATGTGCTGTTTTTAATTCATTAGCTATTTTTACGTGTTCGTCCCATTCAATACCGGGCCGATCAATGTTTTTTAAAACTTGTTGATTTGTATCTTGTAAAGAAAAATTCAACGTTCTTGAAATTAATTTTCCTTTTGCAAGTGCATGAAATATTTTTAAATTGTTATTTTTGTTTAATTTGCTGTAATTGCCTTGAAGTGTAAATTTATTTTTTCCTTTGATATTTTTTTCAGCAAAATATTCAATCATGTCAACATCTTCGTTATACAGTCCAACATTGGCATCTGCCAGATATATATTATTGATATCTAATTCTTCAAACAAATCAATTTCTTGTTGGTAAGTATTTTTCCTCCTCGACACCTTGGTGCCGAGTCCACCATTCCAGTCACAAAATGTACACGAATATGGACAGCCTCTTGTGACAGTGTAAGGCATCCATACTTCTTTTTTCAATAGTTTGGCTTGTTCTTTGAGTTGGGTTGCCATGACAGTAAACATATCTTTGTTATGAATGTAAGGACTGGTTTCGATCATTTTTACAACTTGGTAATCAGCAACGATGGTTTTACCAGTTTTGTGATTTTGCCAAGCACAATTTGAAGTATTGAATGCAATCAATGGTTTTTTGGTTGCTAAATGGGTCACAATATCAGCAAATGCCACTTCTCCTGGACCGTACACTGCATAATCAATGTAGTGATGATGTGTAAAAAATTCTTTGTTAACGTTAACATCAATGCTGGGACCACCAGCAATAATTTTAAAATCATCCTTTAATTTACTTTTAATTCTTGACAGTTGTTCACACAAATAATCATGATTCCAAATATAATGACTGGTGCATAATATGTCTATGCCAGTTTGTTTGATTTGTTTGATTAATTCTTCATCAGAGATTTCTTGTTGTATGGGGATTGCCCATTCTAATTGATCTTTTATTTCAGTGCAAAACAAATCAATTTGCATTTTGAGTTGTAATGCCAGTGGATACAACCAACTCTTGGGCCAATCTACAGGATTAGCGTGATAGAATAATATTTTTAATTTGTTTGTTGTTGGCACATATTGATCATTTTGTTCACCAAAGTCAAGTGGTTGAAAGGATGTCAGCATGTATTTGATTTTTCTTTCGATAGTCTTCTACTGCGGCCTTTATGGCATCTTCAGCAAGAATAGAACAATGAATCTTGACTGGTGGCAGTGCGAGTTCTTCAGCAATCTGTGAATTTTTAAGAGCTGCGGCCTCGTCAAGCGTTCGTCCTTTAACCCACTCGGTAACAAGAGAGGATGAGGCAATCGCACTGCCACATCCGTATGTTTTGAACCTAGCATCTGTTATAATCCCGTTTTCAACTTTGATTTGCAATTTCATCACATCGCCGCAGGCTGGTGCGCCCACCATGCCTGTGCCAACGGTATCATCAATTTCAAACTTACCCACATTGCGTGGATTTTCATAATGATCGATTACTTTTTCTGAATAAGCCATGTGATATTTCCTTCGCTGATTATAGCGTATTTACTGATTGATGTCAATGGGAATGGGTTACTTGTTCATTCCGCGTTGCATGGCGGATTTGGCCGAGGCGGCCACAATGTCTTGTGCTTTGTTTACTGGCATTTGCGTTGGTCCTTCAGGAGCTGCGCCTTTGTATTTGATTATTCTGGGATTTTGTGAATCCATGGGTTCCAGCACACTGTCCAAAGGAGGTTGACTCACAATGCTGACAATGTTTTTTTCATTAACTGGAAATCCTAAACTACGAGCAGCAGAAATAAATGCATCGGTGCTGATCTGTTTTTGTGCGTTTTCGTCATCGGCCCGGCCAGAAAGAAAGTTCACAAGGCCCAATAATTTTTTTGGATCTGGTGAACTCCCGGATTCGACTTCGTCAATTCTCATTATCTACGTGCTCGGCCCAGTGCGGCTCCTGCTGGTGCAGGTTCTTCAGCATCCATTTCAGCACCTATATCTGCACCTATGTCAGCACCTAGTTCAGCACCAGGCATTGGAGCCGGCGCAGTACCTGGCATGCCGCTGGCAGCCATGCTGGTGTCTAGTGCAGCAGGTTGTCCTGTGACCACACCCAGTGCAGTTTCCAGTTGTTGCTTGGCGCCTTGTAAGTTTTGCACAAGTCCTTGCAATGCTGCTGTGACATCAGCATTGAACTGTGTGGCTTGTTCCATGCCAATTTGATTGCGGATTGAATCTACTAGAGCAGGCAGTTCTTTGAATTGCATCTCTGTGGTGTCTTCCAACATTGATTGCATTTTGTCTACCATGTCTTGTGCAGCCAATACCACTTGTGCTTGTTGAACTTCTGATTCTTTCAACATGCTGTAAGCTCTACGCAAACGACTTTCGGCAGTCATTAACGCAGCACCAGCAACCATTTTTTGTTCGTCAGGTGTGAGATTTTGGCCAGTTGTGCTTTTCTTTATTGCTGCTGCCAATTTGGGATCCTTGACATCCACTGCGGGCTTGACACTTGATGTGGTAGCAGTAGTAGTAGTAGGGGCACTGCTAGAAGTAGTAGGCTGTATGGGAACTTGTTCTTCCCGGATGCGGCTGGTCAGGGCTTGTTCCATCATCACAAGTTTCAAGTAAGCAGGGTTGCGCTCACTGGTATGACGGCTGGGACTACGCTGATGTTCAGCAATTACACCACGCACACGTTTCAGCATGACCTGTGCTTCTCGCACTGTGAGTCGGTTCACAGGCATTTTTGTACCAAAGTAGCTTTCAAATACTCGGGCTACTTGGCGGCTCTTTTTTGGTGTGGCCAGTTCGGTTAATTTCATTTGGCAAATCCTCTTAGTTGTAGATATTTAGCCGAATTTAAACATTTTTCAAGTTCTTGATTCAGCAGTGACAGGTTCTCAATTTTGGGTGCAAGTTTGGTGCGCACTATTTCACGGAATTCATGGCGTGTACTGTGTTCTGCTTGCCCACGACGGCAATGTATGTCAGCTGTGAGTGATTGTTTTTTGCTGTCTAGTATGCGGATGTTTTGTGCTAGTTTGTATTGTTGCAGATGATCTGCCACACACCATGACATGGCAGTTCGTTTACTGCTGAACATGCTCACAAGATCATCACTGTGATACACAGCAAAGCCTGCACACTCAGGTCGCAAGTGGTAACGTCCAAATGCCACGTAGCCACCATGTTCATCATCTATAATGAGTTCGGTGTACACACGTTTGAGTTCACGCTCAGCAAAGCGTTCTAATTTTTGATCACGGGTCATAGTGTTTTGATGTAGTGGGCTGTGAGCCACCCCACAACACCCAGCAGCACACCAATGATGCCAATGCCCCAGGTAATGATTTGATCGTTGCGTTTTTCGCCCATTTTGCGCACAATGCCATGCACTTCAGTGACCATTTGTTTGACGTGGCCAACTTCTTGTTCCACTGTTTCTATCTTGAGTTCCAGCATGCGGTAACGTTCTGCACACAGTTCAACGTGGGCTTCAAGGCTTTTCTTTTCGATATCAGTGGTATCAACCATGGTCAGGCTCCAATGGCGTATTTATGGCGCTGAACCAAATGTTTTGATTGGCGCCTTGAGCATGCAAGGTAGCGGTGACTGCTTCTGCTTCGTCTAATCCTGTGACCATGGGCACACCTTCACAATCACCAACAAGTCCATCTAAATCATCACTGCCAAAGTTGCTGCCAAGCACACCTTCAGATTCAACATCAAACGCAAAATGCCAGCCGTCGGGGTGTTTTGTGGGTAGCACAACATTCATGGGCTGTGTTCGCAGGCTCATTATTTGTAGTAAACTTTCCCAGTTGCGTTGTTGATTGCGGCTGCGGTTCCATTGGTCGGGGGTGTGAATCACTAGACCTGTCTTTGTGGTAAATGGTAACTGTTGAGGGCGAAGATGTCCTGTGACACCTGTGTAGGTACAATCAAAAAGGGTGCGGCACAAGACTTTCATTATGTGCATATTTAACGCCAAAAAGAAACCCTGGATTTTTTACGTCCAGGGTCCCGGTTTACACCGTCAATTGTTGATTAAGACAATGGAGATGTTGTGAACACAGCGTTGGCAGCCGCACTGTTGAATTGAATATTCAGACCACCTGTGGCGGTAGCAGTGTTAGCAACAGTAAGGAACTGCGCAGCGTTGGCATACGCACCCTTGGGATAGATTGCCACGTTCAGTATGGTTGGTGACGCTGGGCTGACTTGATACATAGCAACTGTACCGCCTGCGCCAGTGGTGCCAGCACCACTTTGGATAGCCTGCATAGTGTTGTTGATAAAACCATTGACGTTACCGCCAGTAGCGATACTTGCATTAGCCACCAGGCTGAAAAAGTCCAGACCAGGACCAGCCAAATTGACTGGGCCTTGAGCAGCAATGTTTGCTGTTCCAGCGATACTGCCATTTGCAACGTCCATTGCAAATACTGGTTGTGTGGTTCCGTTTGTTTTTGTAAACTGTGCCATAATAAATTTCCTTTAAAGTTAAGTGGTCTTGTTGGACCTGCTTTTATTTATACAATTGGTAAAAATTATGCCTGTTGCGGATTATTTCTAGCCGCATTTCTTGCTGTAAAGTCAAATCTATTTACCGCTTTGCTGTAGCCTGCAGGGGTGGCCATTACCCAGCCTTCATGTCCAGGATCTTTCAAATCCAGTTGACGCAGTACATCCAACTTCAAGTCATGCAACAACAAGAACAGGGTAAATGCCGCTGCCAAGCCTTCTGTGTTTGAAGTAGGGCTCTGTAGGTATTCCACAATGTTGGCAAACTTGCGTGGAGTAACCTTGGTCTGCAGCCAGTCGCCAAATCCTGACAACAAGTTGTCAAAGTTGCCCCCGGGTTGTTTGATTCTGAAGTTGATGTAGTCCACACACAGTTTTGCTAGATCTGTGAGTTGTTGTCTTTTTAGTTCAGCAGGGTTGAACAAGATGTCAATTGCAGCACCTTTGTCTCGCACCAGTGCTTTGATTTGTTTTGCAAGATCTGTGTTTGGCACCATTTCTTTGGCAAAGATAGGCTCAATCAACAACAGTCCCGGAACATCGTTGAACTTCACACGCCGTAATGGTTGTTTGGGATCACCTGCATCTGAGTACATGGTGTGCATGGCAATGCCAATTTCGCTGTTGCCAATGCGTTGACCCAGTGAGCTTTTTGCCGGAATGCGATACTGCACAGTGTTGGGCTTGAACACATAGTTGCCGGCTTCTAGTGGAGGTGTGGTCTGATACAACAAATCACCTTGTACATAACCACGGAAGTTGGCAGGCAATGAGGCTTCTAGTACAGGAAACAATCTAGCGTAAGTTTGTATCAGTGCAGATCTATCACCTGCTCGTGTATTTTGTATATCAGCCATCATTCTGGGACTTGTGGCCAGGCCGTCGTAGCCCTTGGCTTCAAACCCAGATCCATCTGTCAGCACAAACTCACCGGTGTCAGGTTTGCGACCAAAGTACACAGCAGGCATGCCATCCCATTTCACACTGGTTGTGGTGCCTGGACTGGCAGCAGCCTGGTCCAGTATGCTCAATGCTTCTGCAGCACCACGTGATCCTTTGCGAAACACCAGATCTTCCAGGTGTTCAATGCCCTTGGCTCTACCACCCACATTGCCTTCGTCGGCTTCATAAATTTGATAGGGATTGGCCGCTTCACGTTCCACTAGTGGTTGCATGCCTTGGTTCACAATTCTATCACGCAGTCGTGCCAAGAAATAAGTGTCAGCATGTTCTGTCACAGCATCAGGTTGTTGTAAACCTTCTCGTGTCAAGTACTCACGGAAGTCTTTAATCTTGGCTTCGCGGTCTTTGTCTTTTGCTAGTGCGGCAAATATGGTTTCCACGGTGCTGAGATTGTCTCTTGTGGCCTTGGATCCAAGGATCATTCGTGCAGCTTCGTCAGGATCCATGGTGATCAATTGCTTGTTGGCTCTGCTGATCACACCATTGGCGCCCAAGGTAAGCCCGTGATATTTGGCCAGGCTTGACATCAGCACAGCCCGGTTCATGCCTTTGTATGCTGATCCTGCGCCTTGATTGTAGTAGAATGTGCCCCAGTCTAGGTTGGGAAAGAACATGAAGTCTGTTTGTACATAACCCAGATCAGGGCGTCCCTGTATGGGTGTGCGCAGGTGCACTTCGCCGCCTTTTTTGATCCATTCAGCAGGCGGCAGTTTGTGGCCCACAATCCACTGTGTTAGTTTTGCGGCCAATTGTTCTTTTGATACTTGATTGGCATCCACAGCAAGATCCATGTCTCCTGACGTGGCGGCTTTGCCTGTTGATCCCAACCAGCGTTCACGTGGAAATTCTATGCCAGTTAATTGTTCAAGCCAGGCCACAGTGGCCGGCACATCGCTTTGATTGATGCGCCCTGTGAGTGGCTGGCCTTCTGCATCCTTGAACACATTGCCGCCTTCTAATAGTGTGCGTAGGGTTTTCATGGGTTTAACTTTTTAACTTCTGCTTTGATAATGCGTATAAGTTCACGTTCTAGTGAATCTGTTGAGTCTAGCGGATAATTTCCTGTGTCGCCTCTTAGCACGACATCTCCATTGGCTGTAACAATGATAGTTGGCTCTGGACTAGTAGGCTTTGACATCAAACTGCGGATCAATGCACTTATGTTGGCGTGAACAGGGTTGCTATAATTCAATGCACTGCTGCCAATTTTTAAAATTGAATTGCGATCTATGGCAATAATTGGCATGTTAGTTGGCGCAGCCTGCGCAGCCTGCGCACGATTGTTGGCAGAGTTAAACTGCATCAATGATCTTATGTCGTATGTGACTTTGGAGAGATCTTGCCATTGTTTAAACTGACCCTCTGGCGTGGTTGCTGGAGAATTATAATTGCGAATAGCACGAATGCTGGCCAGCAATTTAGACATCAAAATAGCTGCTTCAGACTGCGATTTCTTATCTACATATTGAGGCAATTTAGAAAAATCATTGCCCAATTGGCCGTCTAAGAAATATCCATAAACACGACTCATAAAGCTGTCTGACAATGATTGCTTGACCTGCGGGGGCAATGCGCCAGGTCTTGCCACACCAGAAGATTGCATGGCATTGGTCAGGGTTCGATTCCAGTTGGCCAATTCGTCTGCAGCCATTTGATTGATCAACGGATCAGCGGCAGTAGCAGCTTTGGCTCGCATGTCGCCGTAAGCACTGCCACCGGCTGAATCATTTGGCATGCTTAATCCGGCTTGTTGTGCATTGTAAGCAGCCAATTTAGACCCTAGTGCACCAATCAC